CTATTACTTCAAGAATGTCATAGCGCCAACCATTACCGTTGAGGGTGCGTGGGTTTATAAATCAACTGGTGTATGGACGTTACTAGGATGAGTTTAAAAATAATAACAGTACACCCTGATTATGTTAATCAGACTTGGCCTTATGTAGAACGTTATATAGAGTCAGCATTATCATATTCAACTGGTGACTATGATACAGCAGAAATAAAAGTCATGCTAACACAAGGCAGTTGGCAACTTCTTGTTGTTACAGATGATAATGAAAAAGTACATGGCGCGATAGTTGTATCATATTTTAATAGACCAACTGATAGAGTTGCATTTGTTGTAGCTATTGGTGGTAGGTGCATTATAACCAAAGATGGTTTTAGCAAGTTTGAAGATATACTTAGACAAAATGGTGCAACATCCTTAGAAGGTTCAGGTCGTGAGTCAATAATAAGATTATGGCACCGTCATGGTATGACACAGAAATATGTAGTAACAGGTAAATCACTCAATAAATTAGGAGAATAGCATGTCAGGTGGTGGAAATTACTCACAGAGTAAAGCAAATAATCAAAGCAATTTTGGTCAATCAATACCTCAATGGCAAGTTGACGCGTTTACCAAGCTGTTTGGTGGAGCTGCGGATACGGCTGGAAGCGTTGGTAATTTTATTAATAAGCAGATGGGTGGAGTGCAAGACTACATTAATAGGACTAATCAGTCGGCAATGCCAGAATGGCAAAATCAATTAAATGGTGGTGTTTATCAAAATATGGATAACGCCAATAAGTTATCCGAATCATTGCAACAATCTCTAAACAGCCCTACCAATACCCAAAATATATATTCTCAGATGATGGGCGGCAATGGTAATAACTATGCAGATGCAATGAAGGCTGGCTATACAGCAGATGCTAATCGTGCAACTGATAACATGCTGGCTAATCTTGATGCAAGATCAGCGGCTTCTGGTATGTCGGGTGGTTCACGCCATGGCGTAGCAACATCACAAGGCATGTACGACATTAACAGTAATCTGCAAAATAACTTAGCTAGAACAGGTTATGAAACTTTTGATAAAGACTTGCAGAATAAACTAGGAATTGCTCAACAGGCAGACCAAGGCACTCTTGCACGTCAACAAATGATGTCAGGCATGTTGGGCGCTCAACAAGGTGTTCAGACTGGTGCATTAGGGCAAGGGCAGAACATGCAAAATCTAGGCATGGGATCATTTGCACCCGGCATGATGCCTTGGCAAAATATTAGTAACTGGGCCAATTCCCTTGGCTCCCCAACAATTTTAAACTCTGGCAATAGTTCTGGAAATAGCAGCGCGATGGGTATGGGTATGGGTGGTGGTAAGTAATGGGCGCTTTAGCAGGGTTAATACCAATGTTGTCTGGATTATTTAAGGGTGGAACTGGATCAGCAGGGGCAGGGGGAGGCGGCCTAATGGACTTGCTCGGCAAAAAGTCTATGGGTGGTGCCAGTAGCGCAATGTCTGGCCCAGTTGCTGGCGCTGTACTGCCACAGAGCCAATTAAACCAAGCACTTACTGGATCACCAACATCAACCAATCCAATGATGTCATCAACTATTGGTGCTGCAGCATCTCCTCCAAGCATGGGTAGTGGTGGTAAGAAATGGGAGAAGTGGGCTACCCCACAAGATACTTCTGCTGGCTTGGTTGCAGGACAACCTAATGACCCCATGTATGGGCAGATGATGCAGCAGGCTATGCAAGGTCAAAATCAACAACAACCACAAAGACAACCAATGAGTGCTGCTGGCGTATTTCAAATGCCTCAAATGCCTGGCGCAGTTCATCCTAATGCAACATGGGATACTTTACTTCAAATGCTATCTGGAGGTGGCTAATGGGTCTCACAATACAAGATTTATTAAGCGGTGATATTGTTAAACCAAGACCACAACAGGATCAAAATTCAAATACTGGTCTTGGTACAATGCTTTCCTTTTTATCTCAAGGAGGACAGAATCAAATAGCATCAGTACCAAAGCAAGATAATTTTATGGATTCTGCATTTATGCAAAATACTATGAAAGATAGTGCAGATAGACGTGCTTCTGAACAATTAGCAATAGCATCAAAAGGATCATTGGATGAAATGATTTCACTTGAAACAAATCCACATAGAGTTGCTATGTTAAAGCAGCAGCAAGCATTTTTGAATTCTGGTAATCCAACTTTGCAAAAACTTGGAGTTCAAAATATTGGATCAATCATTAGTGGTATAATGCCAAGTTATACTCCAACAACTGTGCAGAAAAATATTAATGACCCAGAGGCATTAAAGTATTTAATTAACAAACAGAAGAGTGGAAAGACTCCTGTTGGAACAACAATGAATGATAAAGGTGAACTTGTCAATATGCCAATGGCAGGTGGAGGTACTTATTATGATCAACAAATGACTAAGCAACTTGCTCTTCAGAATAACACAAGTCCGTTAGAACAAGCAAATCTTGATTTAAGTCGTGAAAATTCCAGAAGGGCAAATGAAGCAGGAATACGTGCAGATGAGGCTGGAATACGTGCAGATGAGGCTGCTGCTTTAGCAGAAAAAAGATACCAAGAATCTTTAAGAAAAGATATACCACCTGCTCATAGAGCTGCTTTTAATGATAATAAATCAATGATTGATAACATTGATAAAGCTATCAAACAAGTAACTGATAATCCTGATGCATTTGGTTTGATGAATATATTACCTGAAAAGGGAACGCAGTATTTAGACCCAGAAGGTGTTACTCCACGTGCAGCAGTTGCAGGAATTGGCGCAATAAAAAGACATGATATGTCAGGTGCCACTATAACAGCTGCTGAGCAACCATACCTTGCTCCATTTATACCATCAACAGCAGATAGGTCAGATGCTATTATTAAGAAGCTGAACCAGATGAAAGAAACTATTAATAGTGAACAGGGTAATATTCAGAATATGTATTCTGATCCTGCTTTTAGGAATCAACCTTGGGTTAAAAAATCAGATTTACCAACTGAATCTGGTAAAACAATATCTGATAATCCTGATGATTATCCTAATTATGAATCATATAAAAATAGAGGTAAATAATCATGGCTGATTTAACAGAAGAAGAATTCAATGCTAGAAAAGCTGGACTGACATATAATGGTAAAGTTAGTAATGATAGTTTGCCTAGTAGTCCAAAGTTAGGTGATATTCATCAGATGGGTGATAAGACTTTGCAATATGATGGTAGTATGTGGATGGATGTTGATACTAGTTATAAACCAAAATTAACTATTGAATCAAATACTCAAAAACCAGATTTAACAGAGTCTGAATTTAAAGCATTGAAAGCTAGCAAATCTCAATCATTTGCACAACCTATACAATCTGATAGTCCTTTTCAGCCTAAAGAAACTGGTATGGGTAACTATATTGAAAATATGGCTCGTGGGTTATCTGGTGGATTTGAGAGTCAAGCTGCTGGACTAGCAGATACATTTGGTTTAGCTCCACAGAAATGGTTAGATAAAATAGAATCACAGAAAAGATGGATTGATGAAAATAAAGGTGCTGGTGTAGGGAAAATTGGTGCAGATGCTATAACAGGAACAGCAGCTAGTTTAGCATTACCTGAAATTAAGGCTGCTGGTATTTTAGCAAAGCCATTAGCTCAAATTGGGCAAGATATTGCATCAAGTGGCTTTTTAGGTTCATTACTAAATCCAGGTAGTACAGAAGATAGATTAAAATCAGGTGCTATAGATGCTACAGGTGCTGGTTTATTTAGCACAGGTGGTCAAATATTAAAACCAATAGTTCAAGGTGGAGTTGCTGGATATAGAGCAGTTCATGATTTGTTTAGTGATTCTGGTAGAATGTCTAAACTTGCAGAGTATGTTAGACAGGCAGTACCTGAAGGTGATATCAGTACTGTAATATCTAATCTTGAAAACTATAAACAATTAATTCCTAGCAGTGTAAAAAGAGGAATTAATTATAAGCCAACTGCTGCTGAAGTAGGACAACATACTGGTTTAAATACTTTGCAAAATTATGCTTCTAGTATAAATCCTGGTCAATATATATCTAGGGAATTGGAAAATATTGGCGCAGAAAGTAAACTAATGAATGCTGTTGCAGACCCTGAAAAACTTGCTTCAAAAATTGGATTTAGAGCTGCAGAAACAGAACCATTATATGATGCTGCTAAACAAACTATGGTTCCAGTTGATCAGGAATTAGTTCAGTTACTTAAAAGACCTGAGATGCGTAAAGCATTAAACAGAGCAATTACAACAGGTGCAAATAATGATATTACACCTCCAACAAGAGCTATGCTTAATCAGGTATTAAGTGGAAAAGGGAATCCTCAAATTAGTGGTGATGCTTTACATCATGTAAAACTTGGTATAGATAGTTTAATAAAAGATGCCAAAGACCCAAGAGCTAATTTAAACCAAGATGCATTTAAAGATATAAGAAGTGCATTCCAAGATTGGCGAACAAAAAATATGCCTGATTATGCACAGGCACAATTAAAATATAGGCAACTATCTAGACCAGTAAATAGAAGAAATGCTGCACAAGAAATTATAGACAAAGTATATCCACATGGTACTGCCGACCCAGCAGCATTGTATAGAACTGATCCATTAAAATTGGGAGACATAATAGCAGACCCAGATAAATTAGTTCAAGCAGGTACTGATTTTAAAGGATCAACTTATGATAATACATTTACCAATAGACAAAAAGATTTAATGTCTAATGTGTCTGAAAGTCAAAGACGTAGAGCTGCTTCAGAATTGACTTCAGGTTCTGGATTTCAACACGATAGTTCAGGCAATATGGCTGCTAGAGGTGCTGGAGCAATAGCACAAGCAGGTTCTAATATTCCAGGTGCATACCAAGTTGGTTCTGCTTCTATGATTTCTAAACTATCAGGGCAGAATAGAAAGATACAAGAGATGCTTGGTAATATTATGCTTGACCCACAAAAGACTGCAGATTTGTTTAAAGTTGGCAAACGTGATTCAGCATTTAAATCATTTAATAATAGTGAATTAAATAAAATACCTGGACTATTTGGGTACTTATTAGCTAATCAATATGCTGACTAATTGGAGAATTGAATGAGTGCGTTTGACGACTATTTGCAATTACTAAATAATAATCCTAAAATGGATGCCACTAAACAGTGGGTAAACAAGTTAGGTAATAATGTAAAAACTGGTATAGAGGATAACTTACCAAAGGGCACCAATCCGACTGCTATGTTAGACTTTGCTTCTGCCAATAATCCTATTAGTCATGTTGCAAGTATGATTGGTAGTATGCGCCTACCTAGTGACACTGTAAGAGTGCACGATTGGTTAGATAATGGTATTGGTGCAGATATAACTCAAAAACAAGGTAATATACTTAATACTGTACAATCTTATTTTAAGAAAAAGTGGGGTGGTGATAATGACCAATTAGTTAAGTATATAGATGAAGGCGGAAGACTAAATGGCATGGTTGGACCGTCACTGGAAAATCCTACCAATGGCCCTCTGTTGGGTAAAAACTACTCTAAGTCTGCAATAGCCACCATGCTAGATACGGCAAACAATGGTAACCGAATGGATGATGATCTTGGTGCTAGTATTTATTATACTCATGAGCAGTACCCTGATGCCTTAGTTGATACACCAACACAAAAAATAATGGACTACATTAACGAACGTGGCAATGTTAATAATGAATATGAAAAACATATTAGTAGTATACAAAATGTTGCAGATACAGCCAGAGGATATAGAGGTACTAATCAGATAGCAAAAACTGATGCAGGTAGATACTTTGAAAACCTTAATGATTTACAATATCTACGAGGACTTAGAAAAAGTCAATTACCTGGTGAAGATTTGGCAAACTTAAACCCAAATTGGGATGTCAGAAAAATTGCAGAGAAAGCATCTGGTAACGCAAATAGGACATCACTAATAGATTTATTAAAGCAGTCAAATGAATATGATGACTATATGGTTACTGATGTAGCAAAAAACAAAATTAAAATGAATCAAGATGCACAATTGGCTAGAGCCACACCTGTGCACAATATCGGTGATGAATTCACTTGGTACAAAGTACCAGATTCTGCAGCAGCTAAAGTTGAAGGTCAGATAAGAGACAATTGCCTAAAAGAGGACTGGATGCAAAATAGGATTGACCAAGGTGAATCTGAAATATATTCACTAAGAGACAAAAATGGTAGACCAAAAGTTACTGCGGAATTTGGTGACACTGGCCTTGGCTCCCCTGGCTGGGTACAATTTAAAGGTATGTCTAATTCAGAACCAAAGTCAAAATATCAACCATATATTGATTCACTAACTAAAGACTATGAACCATACCCAGACTTCCCATATGATTGGCTATCTGATGACTAATTATTTGTTTTAAGGTTTAAAATTTAATAACCTATACGCTAGTATTAAAATAATATAATCGTTTAAACTAGCGTATATTTTAGCCTATATTTAATCTATTTATTCCTCTATTTTATCTCTAAAAGCTATAGCAATCGGGTGGAATGGAGTGCCATTATTTGTTAGTTCAAAATATTCAACGGTAACATATTTTCCAATATAATTTTCATAATTATTTAATATGTACTCTTTTTCTTTTATGGTTCCTGGAGCACTAACTCTAAAACTTTTCCCTTCATTTGTAACACATTCAAGTATAGCCCAATTATCAATACTGCTGTGAACAAATACAATTTCAAATTCATCATCAAAACATTTTTTTACTTTGATTAGTGAATGACTTCTTTTACCATCTTCATATCCATTATCTCCTTGTCTGATTATTAATCCTTCATATCCTTTATTGATACTATTCATCAATTCATCTTTTACAGATACTATTTGTGATATATGTTTTGTTCTAGCAAGTATTATATTTGGAATTGGTTTATGTGGCGCATCTGTCAAACTAAGCAGTCTTAAGTATCTTTCAGAATATGGAACATCTTTTATCATATCATATGCTATAAAATCAAGATTAGCAGTATTCTGTTGTTCACGTTTAATTAGACTTGATATTGTTTGTAGTGATATGCCATGTTTGTATAATTCACCATCTATAAATTCACCTTCATCAAGTTTTATATTATCAGTAATATGTTTGATTGAAGTTATCAATTTTCCATTTCTTGAATATGCTATTATATTACCATTAACATTTCCTATTATACATCTATGTCCATTATATTTATGTTGAACAAATGAATATTTTAAATCTACATTAGCAACTTGATCATATCTTTTAGCTAACATAGGCTTTGGCAGACCAAGTGAATTTGTTGGCCTTATAAAAGCACTTTCTATATCAGATGAATACCCTTTATCTCTTTGTTTAGATACTCTTGATGCAATTCTTGATAGTACTTGATCTTGAGTTGTTCTACCACCTTTGCCTTCATTAATTATTTCTACTTTTGTTTGCATTGATCCTCCTAGTTGGCCATGGTGTATTACAATATCATTTCCAATTGCCTCAATACTCCACACTCTAACTTTTCCAGTATTGTCTTTCATGTACATAGTTATAGTTGAATTCATCTTATCTCCAAACATCTAAGTTAACAATATGTTTAATAGTTATCATGCGCCAATCTGATTTTATATTTCCTCTGATTATAACCCATGTTCCTTCTTTTAATTCTTCTGCTAGTTGTTTGCCACCTAGTGTTTCATAATCTGTATGTCCAACCATACACAGAATTGAATCAGTATCATCTTCAACTATAAGTTTTAAATAAAATTGATCTTTATCTACTTTACTCCCTCTTTTAGTTACAGCTTGATAATCATTCCTATCTCTTAAATCTCTTGTTATAATCTTACCAATTAATATATATTCACCTTTACCTTCAATATCTTTTATAAATGCAGGCTTTTTATCTAATCCATATGATACTGGGTCACTATATAAATTACCCCATTTTTCTTTGCAAGGAAACAATATATCAAAATCAGTAATAGGATCAACAAGTTTATTCATAACTGCTTTAGTTGGTGCTTTACCAATATTTCTATCTGATATAATCTTTTTTGCTTTTGATACTCCCAATCCTTTTATGTTTGTTAATCCCCCTAATAGTTTACCATTTGAAACAGTCCAATTAACATCTGATTCATCAGGATCAACAGCTATATATTCAAATCCTTCATTCTCAACAAAATCTCTTAATAGTCTAATTGCTGAATCTACACTTCTAGCATTATTAAGATTTGCTACAGCAAACTCAAGCGGATAATTAGCTTTAAACCAAGCAGTCCAATAGCTAACTAATCCATAAGATACTGCATGTGATTTATTGAATGTCCAAGAACCAGTTGCTGCTATATCATGCCATAGCAATTCTGCATCACTTTGGCTTACTTTATTTTCTAATGCTCCAGCAATAAACTTTTCTTTGAACTTGCTAAAAAATTCATCACCTAAAGATTTAGATGCTGCCTTTCTTAGATTGGATACATCTTCCCAAGACATTCCTCCAATCTCTTTTGCCATACTCATCATTTGTTCTTGATATACTACAATACCCATAGTGCTACCAGTTATTTTCCTATGTGTTTCTGATCTGTATATTGGTTGTTCTTTACCAGTTTTATATTTAATATATCTACCAGTACCACCAGAGTTAAGTGCACCAGGTCTAGCAAGAGCAGTAATTGCTACTATATCATCAAATACATGAACACCCATTTGTTTTGTAATGATTCTTAAAGCCTGACCCTCAAATTGAAATATACCATTTAATCTCATGCTATTAAATAACCTAAATGTTTTGAAATCATCTAATGGTATTTTATATACATCTGATACTGGCATATGAATCATATTACATACATCTTCAAGTATTGATAATGTTCTTAAACCAAGAACATCTATTTTTAACAAATCAATATACTCAGCATCTTTCTTATCCATCATGATTACACCTTCTCTTACATTCACTCCAGAGTAATCAGTTAATGGTTTATTACTTACAATTATACCAGCAGCATGTTTACCAGCATGACTAGCATGATTTTCAATTTCTGATACAAGTGACATTGCTGGGTATTTTTCAATAAAGGTTTTACCAACATCTGTTCCTTCAAGTGTATCAGATATACATTGTGCTGCTCTAGCATCTCCACCACTTCTTTCAATTATTGAATCTTTTAATTCAGTAGTTTCAAAAGGTGGTATATTAAGTGCCATAGCAAATTCACCTATAGCATATTTTGCTTTAAACCTATTAATATTTGCTAATGATGCTACATTACTTTCACCATATTTATTTATAAGATATTTGATAACAATATCTCTTTTCGTATCTGGAAAATCAATATCTATATCAGGCAAATCAAAGCGGTTAATATCAATAAATCTTTCAAAAATTAAATCATGCTCAAGTGGATCAATTTCAGTTATATCCAATAAATAGCATACAAGACTACCAGCAGAAGAGCCACGACTTGGACCAACTAATATACCTTGCCTTTTAGCATACTTAATCATATCAGATACTATCATGAAATAATCTTCATAGCCTTTTGATTTGATCAAATCTATTTCATAATTATATCTATCATTGTATTTTTTATCATTTAACAAATCTATTTTACTACTTTTAATACACATAGAAACAATATTGTCTCTACCTGTATACTTTACCATATCAGCTTTTTCCAAATTAGCATTACACTCTTCTGCTACCAAATGAGTGTTAAGCATAGAAGCATATCCAAAATAAGCAGTAACTTCTTCTTCTGATAATACGTGCAATGGGTCACAATCAGTTTCAAATGAATATGATCTTCCATCTCCTCTTTTTGATGATCCTGCCATTAACTCATATACATCTCTATCAGACTGTTTCATAAATCTATTGTCATCAATATACACAGATTCACTTGATTTAATTTTGTCAGGTGTATTAAAATTGATAGCAGTATAATCGAATTCCAAATCAGAAGTATCATTACCATTAATTTTTATAATATTATCAGATATGTTATTGAAATCATTTACAGATATTCTAGGTATATAATAAAATTGTTCCCAAGCTAAACTTGTTAGTTTGTAAATTTCCTTTAATCCATCATTATTCCTAGCAAGTAATATAACCGCTTTACCTTTATATTCAAAACGCTCCTTAAGGTGTTCTACAACCGTTAATCGCACTCCTAGTATAGCTTTCTTCCCTACTTTTTCCATAGCCTTTACAAAAGGTATATGACCATAAGTATTATTATCATCTGCAATACCTATTGAATCTCCATCTAATTTAATTATTTCATTAATTGGAGCAAAAGCCTTTTTGAAACTAAATTCAGACCTTACTGCTAAGTGTATCATAATATAATATCCCCACGTTTCATCATTTCAATAAAACATTCTGATTGAGCCATAACATCATTTTTTGCTCTATGTGCATTTAACAATTCTTTGTTGAATAAATATTTATATAACTTACCAAGATTTAATCTATAGCCTTCATAGTGTTTGCTTTTCTTAACAGTGCATATATCTTTTTTTGGCCATGGAAAATTTAATACTTTATCAATTCTCATCAATTCATTACCTAACATATTTTTATCAAATGATAAATTATGGGCTGTAAATATATCAACTCCATTCATAAAATCAGCTATTTCTTCATATGCTTCTGGAAATGTTTTAGCACCAATTAAATCTTTATCTCTTATGCCAGTAATTTTTGTTATAATTTCAGGAAGTTCAATTGGTGGTTTTAAATACATTTCAAGCGTATCCATTACTTCAGCATCTTCAGTGAATTTTAATAAAAATATTTCAATAATATATGGTTGCTCATTTACACCACAAGCACCAGGCTTTAGTAAACCAGTTGTTTCTGTATCAAATGCTACTATCTTTTTCAGCATACTCAAGCTCCAATAATATGTTTAATAAATGTATAGCTTTTTTAATATCAAGCTTACCATTTTTGTTTCTATGTCTAACAACATATTTTATAACACTTGCTTCTATAGCAGGTATTCCATTATGGTAGCAGAATTCAATTGGTTGTATTTTAAATCCTTTATAATGATTACCATCTACTTGTTGTTGTAATGCACTCATTTCATTGTTACTCCATTAATTGCTACTGGATTGGCTTGGTGTGTATTCAAATCCCATGCAATTTGTATTGCTAATTTTTTAGTAGATGGTACTTTTACTGTAAAATCTTGAATTGGACATTCTGTATATCTAGGGAAACAGCATATACCACTATCAACACAAGCTACATTAATCATATCAATTGCCCATGGATGAACTTTGGCAACTTCATTTCTCATTCTTTTGAATACTTCTTGATACTCACCTTGTGAGCGGTAACACAATCTTACCTTAGCAGTTTCATGCATAGTTCTTAAATCAGTTCCAACTATTATACTTGTAAGAGTATCAATTGGTAGAACACCTCTAGCATCTTGAATTTGTATTCCTCCATCTATCATTTCTGAATATTTTTTAACAGAAGTTTCAACTGCTAAATCATACTCTTCACACATTCCTTCATTATAAAAATTAGCATCTCTAACATCTACAGCTCTCATAGATTCTTGAGCATAATTTTGAGTTCTTGTTCTTGTTAACTGCTGAATGAATCCTCTGCTAACTTCTTTCAATTCAAATGTATATTTAGCAAATTCAAAAGATGATTTTATTGTATCTTTCATATAAGCATAATGTTCCATTTTTTTATCATATGGCCATGATATTATATCATCTAGTGAATTACTACCTTGCAATCTTGTATCTTTGGTATATAGCAATAATTCCAAAGCATGCTCTTGGTATCCAATTAATTTTACTTTCATTTTATCACCCTATCATAATTTGATTGATTCATTAGTTTTTTAATTACTTGTATGTCTTTATATACATCATCCATTATTAAATTTCTCCATGTAGCAAATCTGCCAAGAGAGTAAATATTATTTTGAACAGTTGTTTTGAATATGAATTCTTTTCTTATTTCTTCATTCATTGGTGATATTTTACCATTTAGCTGTTCATCATTAAAGCAGATACATTCAGGACGCATTAACATCATACCCATAGCCCATCTAACAGTGCTTACATCTTTTATTGTTATAGGATATATTGATTCGATAATTAATTCAGATTCACTTATAGATGCTCTATAAACCATTGTTTCAGGTGATGGAAAATATACTGTCATATTTATATCACAATCAACTAATTTATATTTTGTTACAAATATTCCTGAACTTCTTGTTTCAGTATTGATATATGTACCAAGCATATTGCTTAATACTTTTAAAGGGAGTGTGCTTATTTTGGGAGTCTGAATATCTGTAAATTCAGAATGTGATTCAATATCTACATTATAGTAAATTCTATCATCAAGCATATCTTTTAGCATTGCATGAAAATTATCTGGAGCAACCCATCTATCAACAGTTTCTAATTTTGTGATTGATCTTGCAGATAATGTATCAGACACTTTACGTGAATACATTGTTATTAATCGTGGACTTAATGGAACATCTTGTCCATCTAGTGAAATGCCTTTATATACTTTGACTTTTTTGAATGGGATTCCTACTGCTTTGCCAATTTCATCTGAGCGAAATCTTAGAATTGCTTTGTGAGTTTCTTTGTTACCAAAAGGTTCAAAGATAGTTGAATTTTGATTTAGGACAGCAGCTAAACAACCAGCCAGTCCTGCACCTAGTATTATCATTTTAATCTCCAAATTTATAATTGTGGATAGTTTTACTTCATATCCAGGAAGGGGGATGTTAGTCAGTTTTACACTTGACTAGGTGTTTTTATTAGGTGTTATTTGCAACAATTTTGTTAGCAACACCTAAAATACCTTTATACAATGAAGCGTGCTTCAATGTATTTTCAGTACCAATTTCTTTTAAGAATTCAACTAATTGATCTTCAGTAGCAGATGGGTTTTCACTAATCCAATTAAAGATATCAGATGTTATGCTTGAACGTTCACCTTTTGATTCAGCTTTTGCTTTTTTATAGAAAGGCAAATCATTCTTTTTAGCCCACTGTCTAATGCTAGCTACAGATGAAAGTTCACTTACTTGTAAACGTTGTGCTAATTCAACAATAGCAGATTCAAATGTATCAGAATCAGTTAAATCTAAGCCATCAAGCAATTCACTTAAAATTGAATCTTTTTCTTCTTTTGATACAACATGACCATCTTCAACCATGAATGCATTAAATAATCTATTTACATTTTTGAATGAAGCACCAGCTCCAATCATTGCAATTTTAATTGAATCAGGTTCTTTACCATCATTCATTGCAGATACAAATGCTTTCTTAATAGCAGCATCAACTACAGATGTTTCTTCAACTACAGTTTCTTCTTGTGACATTTTAATTTCCTAATAATCGAGCCTTAACAGCGAGGCTCTAACGCTTTTAAAATAGTAGGGTTAATTATAACCTATATAAAAATAAAAAGATACTAATTATCTTCAAATTTATACTTTAAAATTTGAGGATATTTTTTTGTTGTATCAACTAATATTTTAATAGGCATAACAAGCAAATGCACTATCCCCATAGCATCTGCTGATGAATGTACATCTTCTGGTGTAATATCATAACGTCTTTTCATAATTGCTATTGCACGTTGTCTTGCATAACCTTTATAATCTAAGCACCATAATTCAGTAAATATTTTCATTCCACATTCATATGAAACTTTAATGCTATCTGGTATATTTGGTTTGTGTTGTAGGTGATAAAAAATATTAGATACATTATACCATCTTTGTCTTTCTGCTATTATTTCATCTCCTTCAGAATATGTTGTTAACTTTGTTGCAAATTTAAATATGTATCCACAACTATCACATATTTTAACACTAGGGTGCAATATAACATCACACTCTGGACAAGTCTTAGTTACTGCTTCTCCACCTCCTTCAACTTTATTTGATTTATTTTTAATATGTACATCATTTACTGGTCCAAGTCTTTTTGTGTTACCAGCAAAATCTAATATTAGACAGTGATCTTTTCTATCACTTATTCTCAACCCTCTACCTACTGTTTGTATGTGGAATACTGGAGATTCAGTTGGTCTTAATATAACAATTAAATCTATTTCTTCATCATCATAACCAGTAGTCAAAACATTAACATTTACCAAAGCAGTATATGTTCCATCTCTATGAAGGTTTAATGTTTTTTCTCTACAAAATTCCATTTTGCTATGAATTAATCCAGTGGGTATTCCACTTTGTATAAGTTTTTCAGCTATATGTTCAGCATGACTGATATCAATAGCAAATATAAGCCACTTATTATAATTAGTGCCCACTTTGATGACTTCTTTGATTGCTGCATTTGTAATTTCCTCTGTATCATAAATTGATGACATTTCCTTTTCAATAAAATCTCCTGATCTAGTGTGTAACATTTCAGTATCAAACTCTAGTGTTGTCTGTAGTGTTTTTAATTTACATAAATGACCTTCTTGTATTAATCTATTGAAATTGTCCATTGATGTTAAGTCATAAACTAAAGTATCAAATAAGCAATCATCTTGACCATAAATATAACCATCTCCTAATCTAAATGGAGTAGCAGTTAATCCACAATATATCTTACCAACTTCTTTGAAAAATGTATTATACATACTATCATCTTTTTTGCTTATAAGATGACACTCATCAATAATTATCAAATCAAACTGTTTAAACAATTCTGGTTTTTTGTAAACTGATTGTATTCCTGCTACAGTAATATCTCTTATTGTTTTAGATTTACATGATGCTGAATACAGGCCTACTTCTTCACCTGAAAATCTTTCAATTGCTTTTTTATCTTGTAGTAATATTTCAGCAGTGTGACATAATACTAATGTTTTTGCATCCCAATTTTTTCTAACATAATCAATTAGCATACAAATTACTAATGATTTACCTGAACCTGTTGGCATAGCAATAAGCGGATGTTTACCTGGATTTTTAGACATAAAGTCAATCACAGTATCATGTGCTTCTTGTTGATACCAACGTGGTGTAAATTTCATTTTAATGATTCCTTTATTATCCAATGTTTACATCCTAATCTTTGCTGTTCTGTATTTATCAATTCAGATTTTAAAGAACAGGACCATTTACCATCATTTTCAATATCTGCATTATTACAAGTTCTGCAATTAATGGATATTGGTTTTTTATCTTGACATATACTTTTAGCACTACAGAACTTGCATGCAAACCAAGTTTTTTCCCCAATTCTGTCAGGAATGAATTCAGATGTTAAAACATCAAACATCATGCTTTCAATTTCTTCAAATATAAATTTATTAGCCTTAATAACTTCTAAATAATATTCTGATGTATTCTTATTATAGACCATCAAAAGCCCGTTAGATAGGCTTAATTTCCCCATATATGCCTGCATCTGATAGTAATATCCCCTTTTACTTTTTCTACAACCCTCCTTTTTAAGTTTGGTAAAATTTGAATCATTCATTGTTTTAAATTCAATTAAATAATCAATATTATCTATAGTTATAATTCCATCAATGTGTCCTAATACATGACCATGACACCCTATGATTTCTAATTGTTTAGAGTGTATTGAATATCCTGTATTCAATAATGAACACTCCATAAAATCTTCACCAATAAAACCAGTATCAAATATTCTTTGTAATCTATCATCAACAATTCTATCATATGCCCAGTGCAGATCATACCAGAATTTTCTTTTACATTCTTCACCAGCAGAAGAATATCCTATATGCGCACGATGTTCTGATATTTTTGTATGAGTTAATTCAGATAATATTTTTTCTGATATTGATTTTTCTGGTAATATTGACATTGTTATCCTTTTTGAATGATTGTCTCATGAAATTAATATATATTTCACCATATTGAAAATTACTTTTTTTTCTTTGAATGTTCCACACATCATCTGATTCTCTTTTTCCAGGCAAGTGAAGTGTGGAAGATTTTTTATCTTGTCTTATTTTTTTTCTTTTTATGTTGTATTCTATAAAATATTGTGTTCTATCTTTACTAACATAACACATCATGGTGCACAATCAATATTAGTTCACAATCAGAATCACCTTTTCTAAATAATGTAATACCTTCACAACAAAATACTCCACTTTGATAACAATGCTGTTCAGTTAAATATTCTTCATATTCTTCCAAATCCATATCTGTTATAGTATCATCATCTGTAATAAGCAGATATTCATCTGATCCTATTCCATGACCATTTCTAATAGTTCCAATTTTTGTATATTTTAAATTAAGTGGCATTTGCTATCTCCTGTTTAAAGAATCAAGAATATCATATTGCAATAACCTATTTTGATAGTTGTTTAATTGTTGTTGGTTATATAATCTTTGTTCTTGTTGTAATTGTGCTTCATAATATTGATTTGTACGTTGATTTTGTACTATTATATTATTTCTTTCATTATTTACAATATCATTTAATTCTTCTTGATCTTCTGGTGTTAATAATTCATCATCATATCCCGCATATACACTAAATGATAATAGTAAAAGACTAATTGTTGCTATTTTTCTCATCTTTTTTATCCTTTTTATTTTTGTTGAAAATTTTATCCCAATTGTCAGAATACTTCTTATGGTCTGTTGGGCGTCTACTGCTACCTTTACTCATCTCTTTTACTCCTCTCTGCTAACATTGCGTCTGCCATGACATAAGCCATATCAATAATTAAAGCTGTCTTAAATTTATTAAGTGCTAAAAATTCCTGCATAGCCAATCCAGCAAAGTGGTCACGCAGGGATATAGTCTTTTTATCCATGGCTCTAGTTAAAATCCTTTCTATAAATATTTCATGCTCTAGTATATTTATTTCTTTCTCTAAATCTTCTCGTAACTTACTATTTTCTTTTAGTAATTTAGCTACTTGTTTATCACGCCCCAACAACTTAACTCTACGATACTCTAGTAATTGTTCGTCAGTCATTCCCCACCTCCGATGCCGTGTGCTTTTTCTACTCTTCTTATCCATCTGATGACGTATCTGACTTGATGATCGTCCATATTTTCAACAATCCCTTCTTTATCAAGAGCATATATAACATCTTCTGTTAATGGTTTGGGTGGTGCAAACTCATTGACCCCTTGTCTAAACCCTTTCCCATACCATTCAATCTTTGTTTCTGCTAAAAGAGGCTCAGGCTCTTGCTCAGGTTGGGCGAGTAGTTCTTGTATCTCCAGAATTAACTCAGAGGCAAAATCAGGAGGCACATTGCCGATACTCGACATCATAGGTACTATTTTTATCATTTCTATTGACTGTTTCAATAATTCTCTTTCTTTACTCATCATCTACTCCAGTTATACCGTGTGCTTTTTCTGCATCTTTAATTCCTTTTCTATATGCAAGAATCCCAAGACACTCAGCTTCTTCATATAGCATGAACACATCCTCATCACTCAAAGGCTCACGTTTTGGTGCTGACCATTTTTCTTTTAACATGGCGTTTTCTGCTGTTAATCTACTAACTTGATCTAGTAAGTATTGAGTGTTGATATCAGGTTGGTACTCTGTGTACCTAATCCCATTAACATAAACATGATCGTAATCTTTTAGAGCATCCACTGTAAGGTTCCAATTACACGCATCATCTGTAGATATAATCTTTCCTAATACCTCTCTTTCTTTAATAGGCTCTGGTTGGGCGAGAAGTTCTTTGGTTTTAGTAAGAAGATTAAAATCATGGCGTAAATTTCCAAACTGACTAACCCATCTTTCAAGTAATTCTCTTTCTTCATTCATCATCCACCTCATTTTCCTTACTCATAATAAACTTTTTTGATTTTTATCTAATTTCCAATTAAACCAATGTCCACATTTTGTACAAAACTTTAAGTTTAATGATCTCATTTCACCAAGATATTTATTTCCACATCTTGGACAATATTTAGTTGATTTATTCCATTTGTGGTGAAATAGTAAATATTTTATTTTATCAAACATTATCAAATCTCAAAAATGGGTGGCTTTTACACCACCCAATATTATTATTTAAATGGATTCTTTTTGATTCCATCAGATGGTGCTTTGGAACCAGCTGACTTATAACCTTTTATTTCATTTCCAGGGAATGCATCATCTGGAGGACGTACAGTCAATTTGATAGATAATGGAATTGCATGTAATTCAGAACTATCAGTAATTTTCTTATAGTCCTTACCAACAGCAGCACAAATTTTTGCCAATGTTTGATTAGCAATTTGAACTGCTACGTCATTATCATTGACAAGATTTAAATTTGTATAAACCATTGATCCTTGACCTGGACCATCTAGTAACTTAAAACCAACTGAAAGATATTTTCCAGTACCGCTTTTTGTATCTTTCATCTCTGATTTGGTAATTTCAGCCAAATATTGCCCTGCAGGGATAATATCATCTGAAATATCTGCGTCATTGAATGATTTTGGTAGCATAGCCATAATTAATTTTCCTTTGTTTTGTTAGATTTTAGTGTAACTTTGTTGAAAATGTGAGCCAAATCAGGTAATTCAGGATCATCTAGTTTCCCTGATCTATCTTTTGCCTCATGGGTAATACTAGGTTGGGATTGTAGATAACGGAATTGTTCACCATCATCATCTTCACCTATTCTAAGACACAAAACTTCATCAAACCAATAACAGATTTGTTGAGTCAATGTTCTTCCTGGTAACATAGGTTTGTACTTACATATACCAGTATTAGAATCTTCAATACGTGCCTGCTTAGCAGTCATATATACATGTTTATTTTCAATATCTCTAAACGCTCTTATAACATCTGCAATATCATCATTTAACTTTCCATAAGCTGCTCTACCATCTTTGGTACCAGCCTTATTATTAGTTAACATGCTTTCTGCTAGGTCAGTTATAGAGTCTAAACATATTGTTTCATATTCACTTCCATCAGGTGAATTTATATATTCATAAATTTCATAAATATCTTCAAGTGATTTCGCAGTTATAACTGGAATATCAATATCTGCTAGTGATAGCAGTCCACTTTCAGTTGATATTATTAAAGGTTTTGGAGCTGTGCCAATAAGTTTAGTTTTGCCAGTTCCTGAATCTCCAAAAACAAGTATTTTTACATACTCTGATTGTTGATGAGTTGATGTTAATTTAATTGCCATACATAAGTTTCCAAAATAAAAAGAATGTGGCTGTTACACCACATTTGAATGTGCCTAATTTCAGAGCATCACTATTAGGCAAAGTGGTTGAATTGTGCATCCCAACGTTCTGCATTATATCCTTCACTGATTTGTTCCATTATTGAATCTAGTGTTTCATCACGTAAATCCCCAGCAAGATCAACCCATTGCTCAACACCTTTAATTGGTGCTAATGGACAACGAACTGCTATGATATCAATTTCTTCAGGTTCATCAGGGTGTGAATCTTCCCATGGTCCATCATACACACCTCCTATTGCTGGTGTATAATCAAAATCAACTTCCATATCAATTCCAGCTACTACTACATTTGTTGTTGAGAAAGTAGTCATGTTAATCCTCTAATGTTGGAAAAGAAAATTCAATAGATGGAGCACCAGGACTTACTATTATAAAATTGTCTAAATGGTCTAAATATTGTTTTGGTGTTTTATTATACACAGAATTGATTAAAGTTGGCTTCATCTTGATACATGCTTTTTCCCAATCAGACAAATCATCCCAAGCATCAATTAATGCATCTTCTTCTAATCTGGTGTTAACTCTATTAACATATTTAACATCAAACTTATCAAAGTTTAATTTGCTTGTTCCAATAGCAGTATCATTAAAATATTTGATAGCACATGCAACTCTTAAGTCCATCTCTTGTTTTTTAATTCTTTTTAATTGCATTTGTAAATCATACAATTCTGTTAAATCAGATGTATTGTGAATATCCATTATTGTTCCTTTGTTGTTTAGTTTTAAAGTGTCTAAATAGTAGACTTTGGGAGGTTAAATTATAACCCTAATTAATTATAAAGTAAAGACCTAAATATAGAAAAATTATTAGACTATTTACTCTATATAAAGTAGGATATAAGACCCTATATTCATATTAATATGGGTTTAACCTGTGGAGGATGTTATAATATGTTAAAAATTGGCATTGGTAAAAATGCAAAAAGTGAATGGATTGAACTAAATGAGTGTGAACAGTTTAGTGATTTTGGTAATTACATAGAATCTGCTTGTAAAAGCGGTATAATAAAGAATAAATTGGCACAACCTTATTTTGTTGCTACTGGAGATTGGAATTGGGTTGACAATCGTAGCAAACGAACTAAAAATGATTTACTTAGTACTGCTAAATATGGAATGATTATTATTGACGGTGATGAACCTAGTGATGATAATGGATTGATAAGTGCAAATTGGGTTCATAATGCATTAAAACAATTGAATATAAATCATTTTGTATATACAAGTTGGTCAAATGGAATTGGTGGAAAGAATAAATGGCGTGCTGTTATTGAATGTTATGATGGTTGCCCAATTAAATATTTACACGCTACAACAAAAGATATAGTAGATAGATTAAATGTTGAACATACAAATATAGCTTATGCTAGTGAAAATCATTCTCCTGTCAGGATATGGTTTTTTGGTGGTTCTGAACTTATTGATAAAGCTGAATTTCACAGTTATTATGAAGGGAATAGTTTAGATGTTGTATTCAAAGAAATGGAAATAGAGAGAGAGCATGATAAAAGTGCTAATTCTGCTAAGAATGATTACCGCTCATTAGATGATATGGTTAATAAAGTCATTGAATGGAAGTCTGGTAGTGGGTTATGGGATACAATAAGGGAATATGGTTGGGGTGTTGTTAAAGATGGATTGAAAAAGAGAAATGCAATTGTCTCTATCCAATCATTTATGAAAAATTGTCCTGAGATTAAAAGAGATGAACAATGGCAAAAATATTATGAAGATATTGAAAGAATGGTTGATGGTGCTATTATCAGGTGTCGTGATGAACTTGTGGATGGTAATGGTAGTGATAACATTAATATTGATGATTTTAAAACAAATCGTAGTGATAGTGTTGCTAGTGATGCAGATGGCATTCCTTGGCCTCCTGGGTTGTTTGGTAGACTTTGTCAAAACATTTATGAAATGCAAACCTACCAATATAGGGAAGTAGCTATTGTCACTGCTGTAGGTTTGGTGGCTGGTATTGCTGGTAGAAAATTTAATGTTAGTAGAACTGGATTAAATGTTTATTTAACTTTGCTAATGGGGACTGGTAAAGGGAAAGATTCAATTGGTAAGATAATAAGAAGAATATTGTTAGAGCTAAATGATATTGGTCAAGGGAGTTCATTTATAGGGAATAGTCGATTCACTGGACCAAAGGGTTTGATTGATAGTTTAGTATCTGCTAGATCACAAGTTTGTATATTTACAGAAGCAGGTATATTAATGCAATCTAGTGCTGGTGACCAATCTGGTTTAACTAGAGTACTGCTAGGTTTGTATGGTACAAGTGGTGAAAGAGATATTAGTTCAAGTGAAGCATATAGCAGAAAGGAAGATGGCATTCCTGCTATTAGGAATCCTGCTTTGTCTATCATTAATGAAGCTACACCTGAGACATTGCTTGATGCATTAAAAGATTCAAATTCATTAGATAATGGCTTATTGCCTAGGCAGAGTGTATTTAGAATTATTGGTAAGAAACCATATGAAAATGAGAATGTCAGAGAATTTATTGATGATGATTTAATGTCCATTCTCAGAAAGTTGGTGGTCAAATGCGCTAGCATACAAAGCGAAGATAATTGTGTTGGTAAAGTCTGGCAGTTTGGTTTTGAGGATATGAATGAAAAAAGAGCTCATAGCAAATTCTGTACTGATGTAGAAAATAATAATGATGGTACTACAAAGGGTGTAATGGCTTCAAGAATGCATATGAAAACTATGAAGTTTGCCGCTATTGCCACTGTCATTAACAAATCAAATTATCATAAAGATGATAGACTGCTTATAGGTGGTTCTGAGTGGGAATGGGCTAAACGTATCACTGCATACGAATTGGCTGGCATAGAGCAAGTATTCAGCGGATCAGACTTTTCTAATGCATTTGAAGATGTTACTTATGAAGTATTAGTGCCATTCATATATAAAATATTGTCTGGAGGTTTTACTGATTTTTCAATGGCCAGAAGTCCACAAGAGATTGAACACCAACTTATACCTTATAAGCTGTTTACCAGATCACTTAGGAAAAGCAAAAAGCTAGTATTCCAAAAGACTATTAGAAGTCCAATTGATGGACTAGATAATATATTACAATATATGCTCAATATGGGCTATCTAACAATAAAAGAGTCATATACCGCTACCAGTAAGCCATATAAAGGTAAAACCCGCTCATATGACCCACTAGATTGTTTTAAGATACAGCAATGGATATTAGATAGCTATAAAGATAATTTTAAGTTTAAATAGTGTAGTAAGTTTAACCCCTATTTTCCCTCTAAGGGAAATGAGGGAAAGTGAAGGGAAAATAATTTCCCTATATAAGTATCTGAAATATAAGGGAAAAAAGTGGAATTTCGATGATTTTTTTCTAAGGGAAATAACCGGTGTGAGACCCCAATAAATCTAAATAAGACTTATTCTTATTCCGAGAATTTCATCTTTTATTTATATATATATTTACTCTATATATAAAAAAAAGACTACTAAAACAACCTCTTAGCATAGGTAAAATAATTCCCTTATATTTCCCTTAATACCGCTGTACAAATAAAAGGCTTATTATGAACAGAATAGAGTTCTACACCAAATTCCCACCTACTATAAACAGTTATTATACCAAGACAAAGAATGGAGTGTTTATAGGCAAGGTTGGTAATGCATATACAGCAGATACTATTAAGTCCATAATGGATTGTGTTGGGCCAATGACTATTGATCAGCAGGTATCAATGACTGTGGTATTGTATCCACCAGACAATCGCAAACGGGATGTGGACAATTATATGAAGCCACTACTAGATAGCATTACCAAGAGCGGTTTATGGACGGATGATAGTCTAGTTGACCAATTGCTAATATATCGTGGTAGTGTGGTAAAAGGGGGCAAGGTTTGGGTAAGACTAGATGAGTCTATAGGTTTGATATTAGACTCGGATATATATCGAGAAAATATAGAATAGAGCTAATTTAAGCTATACTAGAGCCTAGATAAAAAAAAAGCTATACAAACGTATAGCTTTTAAATTATCGAGCCTTAAAACAAATATTCTATAGCATAACCTCAAATACAAAATGATTGCTTAACCTATAAAATCTGATACGATAATACCCATCAGCCTTAAGTCTATCTACATCAGTGATTGAGAAGTATGGACCACCACCAATTTTAAAGTCCAGTCCATTCTCCCAGTCAGCCTTTACAGGCTCACGTCCATAAGCTCCATGAGCATATAAGGTATCCATCAAAACCTCCACATATAGAGCCCAACTACAGTTGAGAATAATATGACAGCAATTACTGCCATGACTATCTCAGTTAGCAGGTAACTAGCACGCTGAGATTTGGTGGGCAAATTTTTATAGTCTTTCATTTGTATCTCCAGATAGGTTGGCCATCCTTGGCCGTGGCTAACTTAGTTATATTTATATGACAGGTGAATCTTATTGAACATCATACGCTCATTGTTGAAGACTGTGCGATGTTTAACTTCATTAGGTGTACCAGTTGACATCAGTGAGTCAAAATCTTCATCAGTCATAATTGAAGTTGAGCAATAAGCCCACAGATGATCTCTGAGAGATCTAGCACGCTCAGACTTCTCAGCCTTTGGCATATACTCAGCTAGGATAGCCATAGCAACCTTAGCAGTATAGCCTTTAAATAGCAGCCATCCTTTTATCTCAGCTTTGGTTCTAGGTTGGTTAATTAAGTCTATTAGCTCAGCTTTGTCTTCAGCCTTGATAGTACCAGCCTCATTCTTTTTTGCCTCAGCCTCAGCCTCAGCCTGGGCACGTTCAGCTCTGGCTTGCTCACGTCGCTTAACATTCTCATCCGCTCTAGCTTGCTCACGCTCTTCTTGAGCCATCCTTGCCTTACGCTCTTCACGCTTTGCGTTTGCCTTAGCAGCAGCTTCAGCGTGGGCTTCTGGGTTACCGTTTACTTTAGTCTTAGTTTGTGCGTTCATTTTAGTTGCCTTATTTTACGTTGACCACCAGAAGTCTCTGGCTTGAATAGTATCATACTCGAATTAATTCAGAAGTAAAGGTTTATTTTTAATTAGGTTAAAATAGTTTCACCCAGCCTCCTCCTATATAGATGATAGACTATTCTCAGGTGCTGTGGGCATCATAAGCAATATCTGCCCAGCAACCTCATATGCACCAACACCTGGCCATCTTATATATTATAATGCTGTTGTAACTTATTGATTTGCCTGGACATTCCACCTGCCTCAGCGGCCACCTAGCATTTCTATACATGGCCAGGGGGGTTCAGAGGTATCAGTGTCACGTGACTGTCCTCCTGAAAATTTTTTTTTTTTTTTTTTTTTTTTTCTTCACCACTATAAATAATCCTTTACTTCCAAGCTATTATATAGTAGACTTATAAGCAATTAAAAATATTTACCCTTTAAAACATCTAAGGATAATTATTAATTAAAACAACAACTTAGGTTATATAACATTATGGCATTGCCAAAGACAGGAACAGAATCTAACAAGAAATACAATGGTTACAAAGGAATCTATGAGAATTGTGATGAGGATTCTCTTGTGTTTTTCGATTTGCATATGTTAGCAGAAGTTGAAGAATTGGCCATTGGGTTATCAGAGGCAGAAGTTTTAGATTATTATGCTCTTACAATGGATGATTTGCATACAGCGGAAAAGATGAAATCAGAGGATGATAGTTTTGATATTGATGATATAACAACTGCAAAATATGATTTAAGATGGTTCTATATTTCATTTAAAAGAGGTAGAACAAAAGCAAAGAAAATTGCTTGTGATAGATTGTTCCAGAATATGACCAATAGGTCAGGCGGTACTCAAGCAGCGGTAATATATCTTAAACATTTTGCAGATAAGTTTCCATTAAATGTAGATGATTCTGAGTTAAACATGGCTAACAAGAATTTCTCATTTACAGTGGTAATGGACTGATGGATATAGTTTATAAAGCATCGCCAACTTGTAGAAGTTTTCACAAGAGTAATAAATTTGTTAGAGCATTGATGGGGCCAATTGGTAGTGGCAAATCAGTTGCTTGTGTTGTTGATCTTATGATTAAAGCATATGAACAGAAACCTTCTCCTGATGGAATTAGGAGAACAAGATGGGCAATTATAAGGAATACATATAGAGAATTATTAGATACAACAATGCAGACATTCCATGATTGGATACCAGTATCCACTGGAGTGTTTTCTGCTATGAATCTAAAATTCACTCATATACAAAAATTGCCAGATGGAACCACAGTACAAGCGGAATTTTTATTTAGAGCATTAGATAGACCAAATGATGTAAAGAAGTTACTATCACTTGAGTTAACTGGTTCTTGGGTAAATGAAGCAAGAGAAATACCAAAGCAGATTATAGATATGTTGCAAGGTCGTGTAGGTCGTTATCCTAACATGAGAGATGGTGGAGCTACTTGGTTCGGTATTATAATGGATACCAACCCTCCAGATAATGATCATTGGTGGTATAAACTTTTTGAAGAGAGTTTACCAGATAATCATTTTCTTGCAAAGCAACCAAGCGGAACAAGCGGAATAGCTGAAAATATAAGTAACCTACCACAAAATTATTATACTAATATGCAAGGTGGTAAAGATCAGGAGTGGATTAACGTGTATGTTCATGGTAATTATGGATTTATAGCTGATGGCAAACCAGTATTCCCTGAATATAAAGATGATGTTCATTCATCACAAGAACCATATTTTGCTGATCCAAAATTACCATTATATATTGGTATAGATTTTGGATTAACTCCAGCTGCTGTATTTGGTCAACTTACAGCAAGCGGTAGAATGATTATATTTGATGAGTTGTGCACATTTGATATGGGTGCTATGTCATTTGGTAAGTTGTTAAGAGAAAAACTTAATACAACATATTCTAAATTTTTAAATGTTGAGATATATGCTGATCCTGCTGGTGAACAAAGAGCTCAAACTGATGAGTCTACACCATTTATGATCTTACACAACCAAGGTATTGAAGCATATCCAACATATACCAATGATTTTACAATAAGACGTGAAGCAGTAGCTGATTATATGCAAAGATTGGATTTTGCAGGTAATACAGCTTTCTTAATAACTGGTAAAGCAACTACTTTAAGAAAAGCACTAGCAGGCGGTTATAAATATAAACGTATGCAAGTATCTGGTGAAGCACGTTTTATGGATAAACCAGATAAAGGTAGATATTCTCATGTTGCTGATGCTTGTCAGTATTTATTCCTGGGAGCAGTAGGAGGAAGTAGAGTTATTGGTGGGTTTGATTCCAAACCTATTGATTATACACTTTCTAATTTAGGTGTAGTGTAATACCAACAATTATAGGAATTAAAATGGCTAAAGCAAAAACACAACCAAAGAAACCACCTATGCCAATGCCAATGCCTGGCAAGAAAAAAGGAGCATGCTAATGGCTGGTAAAATATATAAGAATAGTTTTAAATTACAGGATGCTTGGGGTGATGGACGTAGAGCAGCTCAAACAGGTGCGCTAGTTGGTACTAACCCATTTTCTGTTGGAGTTCCTGCTTATCAAGCATGGATAGATGGTTTTAATAATACATTCGCATAATTATGGCAAAACTATCTGAGAGCGACATTCTTGCTATTATAGCAAATGAACTTAGTAATGCTAATATTACTACTTCAAGTCCAGCAATGCTGCAAGACCCACTTTTGTACTATCTTGGTTTACCAAATGGTACAGAGCAAGAAGGTCGCTCATCAATAGTATCTACAGATATTGCAGATGCTATTGAATGGATAATGCCTCAAATAATGAAGTCATTTACTCAGAACAATGAGGTGGTAGTATTTGACCCAATTAGTGAAGCAGATGAACTGCAAGCTAGTATAGAATCTGAGTATGTATATGATGTACTAATGAAGCAGAATGATGGGTTTGTATTAATCCATCAATTTGTAAAAGATGCACTTATGCAACGTAATGGTATGCTTAAAGTGTACTATGAAGAATCAGTAGAAACAAAAGTATATAACTATACTGGATTAACAGAAGATCAGTTACATGTAATTGTAGCAGATAAAAATACAGAGATAAAGCAATTAACACCTAATCAATATATTGATGAGCAAGGCCAACCACAAGTAATATATGATGCCAAGTTATCTATTACCAACAGAGATGGCAGTGTAAAAATTGATGGTGTAGCACCTGAAGAATTTAGAGTTAATTCCCAACATAATTCTATTGACTTATCAAGCGCTAGATTTACGGCTCAGATAGTTAACAAATCATTATCAGATTTACGTGAAGAAGGATTCAAACAATCTGAAATTGAAGATATTGCATCATCTGACTTAATACGTTCTTCATACCGTTTTAACTATCAAAATGAGCCAACTCTTATACCCTCTACACTTTCACAAGATGATGCCAATAAGTTAGTTGAGATTGGTGAGTGCTATATGAAACTTGACATGGATGGTTCAGGTATAGCAGAACTTATGAAAATAACTGTAGCAGGTGTAGAGCCTCCCACAAAAATACTTAGTATTGAATCTATTGATAGCAGTCCTTGGATTGCCACAACTGCCATTTTAATGTCACACAAGTTTCAAGGGTTGTCAGTATATGATAGACTTAAACAGATTCAAGACAATAAAACAGCAATTATCCGAAACATTATGGATAATATGTACTTACAAAACAATCAAAGAAACGTTATTCTTGAAGGTCAAGTTAATCTTGATGACCTTCTTGTCTCTCGCCCTGGCGGTCTCATTAGAGCTAAACGACTAGATGCAATACAACCACTAGCTACGCCACAAATTGGTGACGCAGCTTTTAGTATGATGCAATATCTTGATGAAGTTAAGGCAGGACGTATAGGAGTATCTGCTGATGGTACTGCTTCACCAGAGAATATAGGCGATAGAGTAGGTTCTCAGGGTGTTGAGAGAATGATGACTGCTAAGGAAGAATTAATTGGCTTAATTATTCGTGTTATATGCGAAACTGGTATTAAACCATTATGTAATAAGATTCGTGATATAGTAACGCAACATGTTGATACCATCCAAGACTTTCAGTATCGTGGTCAATGGGTTAAAGTTAATCCATCAGAATGGCCAAAACGTACTAAGAGTTCAGTACGTGTAGGAACAGGCACTGGTGACGTTACTGCTAAATTAGCTGCTATTCAGCAGATACAAATGATTCAAGAAAAGATTATGTCAATACCTGGCCAAGCATTAACAAATCCAGTTAAAATATATGCAACACTTGATGATTTCTGTAAGTTCTCAGGTCTTAATGGTGCTAACAAATATTTTATTGACCCTTCTTCACAGGAAGGTCAGCAAGTCCAACAACAAGCATCACAGGGTTCTCAGCAACAACAGCAGCAACAACAACAGTTAGAGATGGAGCAAATAAGGCAACAAGCTGAGATTGCAAAATCTGCAACTACTACTGCCGAAGCTCAAATGGCTAATGTGCAATTAAAAGGACAAGTTGAACTTGGTAAACACCAACGTGAAATGGAAAAACAAACTTATGTAAATGAAATTGAAAGATTGAAATCAGAACTTGCACAAGCTAAAATTATTGAAAGTGCTCAAAATTCATTGGCTGAAATGAAATTTAAATATGATGAATTATCTATGAAAACTGCATTAGAATTAACTAAATTAGAAGCAACTTCTAAAACAGATCAAGACCAAAATTTTATGTCTAATGAAGATATAACAGATGAGGATCAAAAAGAAAATGTCGAATAAAGATATAGACTATATATTGCATGAAGAAGTAAATATAGGTAATAGAGCTCAACAAGCTTATGATATATATCTAAAGAATTATTTTGATATTTTTCAAAGCAATGTTGGTAAACAATTATATGCAAATGATCTTACTGCTAATGATATTTTAGCTATTAGACATCAAATAACTGCAATAAAAGTTTTAGAAGAAATTATACTTAGAGATATAGAAACAGGAAAACTTGCATTTAAACAACTTAGTGAAGAGTGAGATAAAATATGAATGATGACCAAAATACTACTTCAACGGCTGAACTTTCGAGTGAAGCTGGAAGCGTAAATATGGTTGACCAAATTGCTAACCTATTATCAGGTGAGCCAGAAAAGCCAGCTGCAACAAAAAAGAAACCTATTGAAGAATCTGAGGAGGATGATACCCAACCAGATGATTCTACACAAGAGGATGATGAACCAGAAGGTGAAGAAACAGATGAAACTGAAGATGATGACTCGGATGAATCTGATGAAGACGTTACCTGGGCTAAAACACTAGGTATAGATGAAAAAAATGTAGTATTAGATGAAGATGGTAATTTATCAGGCATTAACGTAAAAGTTGATGGCAAAACAACTACTGTTGGAGTCAAAGACTTAATAGCAGGATATCAAAGCAATAAAAGCAATACTAATAAATCTAAACTTTTAGCAGATCAGCGAAAAGAATTTGATGAAATTAAAACTGCTGTTGCTAGTGAATATTCTAAAAAAATTGAAACTGCAAATGCTTTAGTAGGACATCTTAAAACTAATTTATTATCTGAATATACAAAACTTGATTGGAATAGATTAAGAGTTGAAAATCCAGGTGAATATGCAGCTGCTGTTCAAGATTTTAATTTTAGACAATCTGAAATTGATCAGATAACTAATGCTATAGGTCAAGAACAGAATGGTGTAACTCAACAAATGACTGCAGAGCAACAAGCAATGCAGCAAGAGTATGTTAAAAGTCAAGCAGATAGAGTTTTAGAAAAAAATCCTTCATGGGCAAAACCTGAAGTATTTAGAAAGGCTCTATCAGAAATGACTGATTTTGCAGCAGATGCTTATGGGTTTACACAAGAAGAGTTTTCAAACATACAAGATGCTAGAGTACTTGAAGTAATTAAAGATGCTATGAAGTACAGGTCTAGTGTTAAGGCTGCGAAAACAAAACTTGATGTGCAAGTTCCTAAGTATCAAAAAAGTACAGGTAAGACAACAAAAGCACTTACTAAACTTGATAAACTTACAAAGACTGCAAAGTCTTCACAAGGGTACCAAAAACGTAATGCTGAAACAGACGCTGTAGCAGAATTGCTAAGCGGTTTATATAATTAATTTAAGGGTATCAAAAAATGACTACAGCTAATTTAGACGCAGCAACACTTAAGGGCGTTGTCCGGGGCGGTTTAATCCGTGAAGATGTAATGAACCAAATTTGGGATATTTCTAAAATCCCTTTACCATTTACTGATGCTATCGGTACAGAAACATCTAAGAACCCATACAAAGAATGGACTACTGATGCTTTGGCAGTTCCTAACTTAACCAACGCGGTTATTGACGGTTCTGATGCTTCAGGTAACAATACTGTTCTTGGCTTGAGAGTAGGTAACCATCACCAAATCTCTACCAAAGTTGTTCGTACTTCTTTCAGAGCTGATGCTTCTGACGTTATTGGTCGTACAAAAGAATTGTCATATCAAATGATGCGTAGACAGCAAGAGCTAAGACGTGATGTTGAAGCGATTGTGCTGACTAACCAAGCATCTTTTGCTGATACTGGTTCTGCTGCTGGTAAAGTAGGCGGTTTACCATCTTGGTTGACTACTAACTTCTCTGCTGGTGCAACTGGCGCAGTTGGTGGTTTTCAATCATCTGGTGTAACTGCATTGCGTACTTATGGTACTGCTCGCGCATTGACTGAGACATTGGTTAGAGATGCGGTTCAGTCTGTATATACTCAAGGTGGTGACCCATCAATCATGATGTCAGTGCCTGGCACAATCCGTAAGTTCAGTGAGTATTTATTTACTTCATCTGCTCGTGTTGCTACATTGATGTCTGACCAAGGCAAGTCTGCTTCTGCAGCTACTGCGATGGGTTCTGTTAATGTTTTCGTAACTGACTTTGGTACTTTGAAGTTAGTTCCTAATCGTCTACAAACTCCTTATGTTGGAACTCCTGGTTCTACAACTGGTGTTTATAGCTCGGCTGGTACTTCTGCTGACGTATTCATTCTTGACCCTTCTTACTTAGCTATGACTTATTTGAAAGGTTATAGAACAGAAGAACTTGCTAAAACTGGCTTGGCTGAAAATCGTCAAATGTCAGTTGACTGGTCTTTGATTGTTAACACTGAAAAATCTCACGCAATTATTGGTGATATTATTATTGCATCTGCTGTAACTGCTTAATGAGTATGGCCACTGTAAAAGGTGGCCATCTTTTATTTTATATAATAAAATCTATATCTATATATTAAAATATACATTAATTAACCCGTTAAATATAGCTACTATTAAACGATAATTTATTATTAATAGATAAATATAGATTTTATTAAAATCATCCTTATATGAGATATTAATATGGCTGAAAAAGATACAACAACTAGCAAAGAACCCAAACCTGTTAAAATAAAAAATATTTGGACAGATGTTATTAACTTTGAAAGTGGACCAATTGCTCCAGGTGAAACAGGTACTATTACTGCAACTGAAGCAGAAGCACTTTCTGATTACGTGCAAAAGGTATAAAGATGGACAGCGTTATTAAAAGTGAAATGCACTATCAGGAACATACAAATACTATTACTCACAAAACTAGTCAACCTACTGAAAAGCTGATACTTGAACGTAACGCTGAACTTCGAAAGAACCCTGGTGCACTTCATGATTTAGGTGCACAGAGTGGAGAGTCTTTTGGAAGAATGGTAGCAACAATACCACTAATTATGTTTGAAAAAGCAATTAGAGATGGCTATGATTTGAATTGTCCAGATAGTCAAATTGCTGGACAAGAAATGCATAGATTCTTACAATCATCAGATGGTAAGATGTGTTTGATACAAGGTAAACATTAATGGCCAAATTCTTAGAGTTACCTAGTAGTGTATTTGTCGGTAAGAAAAATCCAGACGGTGGTCGGTTATCTTTGAAAACAGGAGCTAAACCATTAATAGTAACTCCATTACTAATAGGCATGACACTTACACAAGCAACTAATGCTTTACAGTCAGCTGGCTTAGTATTAGGAACAGTAACATTGACAACTGGCCCAGTCACAGCACAAAGCACAGCGGTTTATACCAAAGTCAATCGTGGCACTGTTGTTAATATAACACTTACCGCATAATGGACACATCTATGTCAGACCTTAATTGTAGAGTAGCAAAAGTAGAAGAAAGATTAGACGGATTGGTTAAAGATATACATTGTGATAGAGAAGATGCTCGAAGACGCTCAGATAGAATATTTGCAGCCTTAGATGAATTACAAAAAAATGCACATTCAAATAAAGGATTCTTTGGTGGTGTAGTTTTTAGTGTTAGTGCCATATTTGCTTTTCTAGCATATATTTTTACGAGTAAGACATAATGACTACAGTTGAAGTACTTACTAGACTTATAAAAGAATTTGAAGGTTGTAAATTAGAAGCCTATAAATGTCCTGCAGGTATATGGACAATAGGCTATGGCCAAACAAAAGGAATTAAACAAGGTATGAAATGGACTCAACAAGAAGCTGATGATAACTTATTAGAAACTTGTATAGGGGTTATAGATGAAACTATTAAAGCAAGTCCTATACTAATACTTGAAGATATTAATAAGCAGGCAGCTATTGCAGATTTTGTTTACAATCTAGGAATAACGAATTATAATAGATCAAAATTAAAGTTAAGAATTAACCAAAAGAATTGGACATCTGCTGTAACAGAAATTAAGAAGTGGAATAAAGTAGGCGGTGATGTGTTAGCAGGACTCGTTAGAAGACGTCAGTGTGAAGCTGATTTGTTACTTAAATAATAGGAACAATATGAAAGCATATATAAAAGAGTTATTAAAAGAAGGCAGCACAATGCGAGGATTAATTTGGTGTCTTGGAGCATTTGGTATATACAATATATCACCTGAGCAATCACAAGCTGTGACTTCTTTAGTAATGGCTTTAGCAGGCACGCAGGGTATGTTTTTTACTGATAAAATAGGAAAGAAATAATGGCTACTTCTGTCTACACAAAATATACCGCTGGCGTTGAGTCACTACTTGAAGGTACTAACTCTGGCACGGATGTTTGGAAGGTAGCACTATCAAACACCATCAGCCTAGCTGATACCACCTTCACAGCCGGTACAACAGATTTACCAACTGGTGGTGGTTATACGGCTGGCGGTAATACTTGTGCGACTACTTCATCAAGTCAGACTGCTGGACTGTTTAAGTTGGTTTTAGCAAGTCCTGCGACTTGGACATCAACAGGTGCTGGCTTTACCTATCGTTATGCAATTTTATACAACTCAACATTAAATGTGCCGATAGGCTTTTGGGATTACGGATCAAGCCAACTTATATCAGCGTCTGAAACCGTACAAATTGTGCTTGATGCAATCAATGGCGTGTTTCAAATAACTTAAGGAATTATAATGGCTCTAGCATTAAATGACCGTGTCAAAGAAACAACTATTGTTACAGGCACAGGAACAGCTACATTACTAGGTTCAAGCATTAGGTTTCAACCTTTTTCAGTTGTTGGCAACGGCAACACAACATATTACTGCATTGCAGATCAGTTTGGTTCTAACTGGGAAGTTGGTATTGGAACTTATACAGCTTCTGGAAATACACTTGCCCGTACCACAGTTTTATCTTCTTCAAATGCGGGTTCCTTAGTAACATTTACTGCGGGTATTAAAGACGTATTTGTAACCTACCCTTCTTCAAAAGGCATATGGAAAGATGCTTCTGGCAACGCTATAGGCCTAGGAACTCCTGCTGCATTTGTTGCCACTAACGTAACAGGATTGCCTTTAACTACAGGCGTAACAGGAACACTCCCAGTAGCCAATGGCGGTACAGGTGCTACAACTAATGCTGGAACTGCCTATGCTCTTAAAGGGGCTAATTCAGATATAACATCAATTTCTGGCTTAACTACAGCCCTAAGCGTGGCACAGGGTGGTACAGGTTTAACAACCGTTCCCCACACAGTCCAAGTATTCACTTCAGGCTCAGGTACATACACTTTACCAGCTAACTGTAAGGCTATTAAAGTCACGATGGTTGGAGGTGGCGGTGGCGGTGGTGGCGGTGGCACTGGAGGTGGCAGTGGAGGCACTGGAGGCACTTCAACTTTCGGCACGGCATTATTGACTTGTACAGGTGGCACTGGTGGGTCTAGTCCACCAGCTGGTGGTGGGAGTGCGCTACCAACAGGAGGAGATATTAATCTTTGTGGTTCTGGTGGGGTACAGGGGGCTGATTTTAGGTTTAATTCACAATATTGTCCGGGTGGCACTGGTGGGTCTTCAATATTAGGTGGGGCAAGCCAGGGGGGGTATGTGACCACAGGAGGCAATAGTGTTACTGGTAGCGGAGGTGGGGGTGGCGGCATATCTGCCGCGCAATTTACTGGAGGGGGTGGCGCTGCTGGCGGGGCTTTATATAAGCTAATCTCTTCGCCTTCTGCAACATACTCTTACGCTATTGGCGCTGGAGGCACAGGAGGAACGGCTGGAACTTCAGGTTTTGCTGGCGGTGCTGGCGGCTCAGGTGTAATTATAGTGGAGGAATATTATGTTTAATCTAATACGTCACGTTATCTTAAAAGGCAATGCTGTGGTTAATGTTATTGAGTATGAATCAGTGCAAACTGGTTGTCCTGAAGGCTTAGAAGATGTTGTTGCTTTAGCTTCAGACGAAGGACAAATAGGTTGGACTTACGATAACAACACTTTCACTGATCCTAACCCGCCTGTAGTACAAGAACCTTTACTACTACCAGAACTAACCCCCTCAGAAAAGCTGGCTAACGCTGGGCTGACTGTGGATGAACTTAAAGGATTATTAGGACTAGTATGAAAATAGAATGGTCTGAGGCTTCTACTAAACGAGGTGTTATATGAGTAGCTACAGCTATTGTGGGCTAAGTAAATAATGTTTGGGTTAACTGCTTTTGCACAATCTCCATTTGCTGATTTTGAGCATAATATAACATCGTATGGTGATTATTTATATGCTGGCATAGCATCTAGTCTATTTATTAATAGAAGCATAACCGCGTTAAATGGTACTTATACTTATACAAGTTCTCCAGCCAGTTTACTGGTTAATAGAAACTTAACCGCAGCAAGCGCAGTAAACAGAACGATTGCTTTTTCCGAGCTACCATTCTCTGCGCTTGATCTAGTTACACAAAATAAATCTTATACCTATATAGGATTAACATCAGATTTACTGGTTACTAGAAATCTAGTTGCTCTTAATGGTGTTTATACCTACACAGGTATGGACTCTGTTTTAGCCAAAAGTTTAACGGCATTAACGGGCGCATATAACTACTCTGGACATGACGCAAGCCTTCTTAAAACTTTTAAAGTATATGCCATAAATGGTGAATATAGTTACAAAGGATACACCTCCAGAAGAGTAATATTTTTAGGTAATTGGGAGATAGAGGAAGATATAGTTGACATATGGTCTAGTGATGAAGGCACGTCATCAGCTTGGGCAATACAAACTCCACCAACTGCAACTTGGAATTAAAGATGAATTATGCAGACATTGTAAACTTAACACTGGGTTACGCAGATCGGCAAGATGCCGAAGTAACCTCACGCATGGATTTATTTATTCAGGTGACAGAGGCACGAATAAATCGCGTACTTATGACGTTAGACATGTCAAGCCGAGCTAAGACTCCAATGGACTCTAATACTGAATACTATTCATTACCCACAAACTATTCAGTTATGCGATCCATTAAGGTGATTGACAACACCAACTCAGCGAGTCGTGTAACTCTCTTGCAAGTTAATCCTGAGCAGATGGCAAACCTTGTCAACAATGGCGAGACTCAGTTTCCATGTTATACCATTATCTCTGGCAACATCCATGTGCAACCGTTCTACGATGATACACATTCGCTAGAGATAGATTACTTTCAAACACTACCGCCTTTGTCATCATCTATCACGACTAACTGGTTATCAGACTCCAATCCAGATGTTTATGTTTTTGGGTTACTTGTTGAGATAAATTCATTTATAAAAGATGGCGAAGCTACTTCCCTTTGGGATGGACGGTTTCAGCAAGCCATGTCAGAGATTACACTAAACGATGCTAAGTCCACTTGGTCAGGCACTTCACTCACTACTTTTCCGGGGTAACTTATGGGCTTAGAAACTGGCACTACCATAGCAAGTTTTATTTCATCAAATCCAACTTCAGCTGATCCAGTCAATGAGGGAGATAATCATTTACGACTGATTAAATCGGTACTAAAAGCACAGTTCCCCGGTGCTGCTGCATTAGGATATAACATCCCTATCACTGCTACAGAGGCTGAATTAAACTCGCTTCATACAGGTAGCATAACAACTATATTGCCGACTATATCTGGCTATGTCATTGGTGCAAACACAGCTATAGCAAGTACAGACACCTTACTAGCTTCTATAGGCAAGGCACAAGGGCAGATTAACTCAAAGACTGTCATTACAGGTAGCGAGTTGGTCACTAATCTTCAAGACGTAAATGGCTTGAATGTTACTAGCGGTATTACTGAAAGTGTGGGTCGTTTTACCTTGGGTGCTGTCTATACAATACAGACCATAGGTACGACTACTAATACACAATGGAACACAATCGCTAATACTACCAATGTAGCTGCTACTGCGCTTGTAGCAGGAAGAACATACGTCATTGTTTCGCCAGGTACTACTGATTTTACTCTGATTGGTGCGGCAAACAATACTATAGGCACTTCATTTATTGCCACAGGTGCAGGCACTGGGTCAGGTACAGCCTTACGGACTTATACAGTTAATTCTACATTTACCTGTGCCAATATTGGTACATCAATGGGTACTGGCACAGCATTTAGAGAAACTAATACAACAGCACAACGTGAGACAGCCACCACATTTGACATAGGCGGTAGCTACACTATTCAGTCTATTGGCACTACCAACTTTACTTTGATTGGCGCTGCCTCTAATACAGTAGGATTAGTTTTTACGGCTACTGGAGTTGGCGCTGGAACAGGTACGGCACTTAGAAAAATGAGTATGGGTTTGTCAGGATCAGTTACTTTAGGGACAAGCCCAGCACTAACTGGTAAACCAACTGCCCCTACAGCTACTTATGGAACAGCAACAACACAAGTAGCCACAACTGCTTTTGCAACAAATCAAGACATTGGCGTAGGCCAAACTTGGCAAGCAGTAACAAGGTCAGCAGGGGTTATTTATATAAACGCTACTGGTAAACCTATTATGTTAAATGTAATAGCAGCTATTGGACAGGCCTACGTATTGACCGTTGGCTCTTTTACGTTCCCCAGTGCAGGTACGGGTCCCGCAGAGGTAAACACCACATCATATATTATTCCAACTGGTAGTACGTATTCCTACACAGGCAGTGCAGGTCTTGGATTTTATGAGCTTAGGTAAGAAAAAATAATGCCCTATTACAAAGACACAAGTAACATCTTATATTTTCTTAACTCTTCAGAATTTGAACATTTAATACCTTCTGATTGTGTAGATATTACAGACGAAGAAGCACAGGTTATACAAGTTGAATTTGAGGCTAATCAGCCTGCAATATTACCACCAATACCGCCAACAGTGTCAGAGTTACAAGCGCAATTAATTACATTGCAAAAGCAAATAAACTTATTAAGCGAGTAGACTTATATGACCGTCTTAAAGTTAAACAGTCTTGGTTCTCAGAATATAAACTTTGACCTTGAACCATGTGATTTACCGGCTAATACATTAACTTATGGCACTAACTATAAGTTATTAAATGGTAAGATTAAAGCCTCTAACATGTCTTATACGTTAGCGACTCCACCAGTTAACTTAAAAGCTGGGCTCATAATGTCAATACTGGGCGAGAGTAGTAACTTTTATATACTTCTTGGTCAAAATAGTCCAACTGGTGTTCAGGTGGCTTGGGTTTTTAATGGTTCAGTTTGGACAGACATTTCACAAGTAGGTGCTTATACCGGTATCAGCGCAGGGGGTGAGTTACGATGGACAGGATGCTTATTAGGTAGTATCCCCATCGTTAATAATATACAAGATTACCCTGCCTATTGGTCTCCACAACAAATAGTTCAAAAACTTCAGCCACTCAATTTTAAAGTTGGTCAAACATGGCAAGCAAAAGGACTTAGCGCAAAGGTTATTCGCTCCCACAAGAACTTCTTATTTGCCTTGAACCTCTCCCTATCAGGTGTTGCACAACCAACAAGTTACCGATGGTCACACCCAGCTGATATTAACGGTTTGCCGTTTACCTGGGATGAAACAGACTTAAGTGCTATAGCTGGTATTGCTTCAGTCGGTGGTGATATGGGCGATCTAGTGGACGGCATGACTCTGCGAGATAACTTCATGCTGTACTCACAGCGAGGCATTAGTGCCTTATCTTTTGTAGGTGGCGACCTTATCTGGGCTAGGACTGTCTTAACAACCAGTTATGGGTTAATAGCTAAAAACTGTGTGGTTGAAAGCAAGGGGTATCATTACTTTTTGTCAGATGGTGATATTTTAAAGACAGATGGTAACTCAATAGTTTCAGTGCTGCATAATCAGATGCAGACTCAGTTGGTCAATAATATAGACACGATCAACTACATGAATTCGTTTGCCTTTTCCAACCCTGTTAC